TCACCCTTGTAGAAAATAAGATTTAATCTTTTTAGCTCAATGGGTCGAGAAGATATAGTGCTAGAACTTATATCAGGATACTCTTTGTTCATTTCCTTAATAGTAATTCCCTTATTCCCTGCTTCTTCAATTAAGCTTAAAACAAAAGATCTTGTTTTTCCCAGTGAATGTGAAACTGAATGAGCAGCCTCTTTACTTGTTTTAGGATCATTTTTTCTATACAGCTTATGGGGGTATATTTTATTAAATAAGCTTTGCTGTTCCATGTTAGTGTGTTTCACTCCAGTTATCTCCGACATTATAGTCTCCGTCTAGTGGACAATTAAGGTTAAGTACCTTACCTGCTTCGATGATAGCATCAACGCCTAGCTTACCTACTTGATCTGCTATAGACTCATGGCATTCTATCTGCCATTCATCATGGACGTTAGCTACAAACTTAGCATCTAAGTATTTTAACTTATCGTTTAAAAATATCATGGCTTGCTTCATAATAATAGCGCCAGCACCTTGAAGCAAAGTGTTAAGTGCTGCGTGTTCAGACCTCACAGTAAGCTTTCTACCGTCTAACCCTTTAATGAAACCTCCTTTTGCTTCTCTTTGTATACTTCTTGTAAGAGTTTTAAATGATGGGAGATTATCAAAGAAAGATTGTCTAAGTCTTTTGCCAGCTTCTCTGCCTCTTCCAGCCACTGTTCCAAGTTTAGCATCTCCTGCTCCGTAGAGGAGTGCATAGATAAATGTCTTTGCCTGATCTCTAGATTGAAGTCCTGCAAGGTTTTGATTAGTGGTATGAATGTCTCCGTTAAGGATTTCATTTGTGTATCCCTCATCGTTTAAATAATGTGCAAGCATTCTAAGTTCTAAGCCTGAAGCATCAATACCCACTAGCTTATAACCTTCAGGAACTATCCAACAAGACCTACACTCCTTTCCGTAAGGTGAACTACTACTAGGAATCTGTGCCATGTTGGGATGTGAGTGGGTCATTCGCCCTGTTACTGCTCCATTAGGATTAACGTACCCATGCACTCTGCCAGTATTCTCGTTAAGTTCTTTTAACCAGCTTCTTACTTGTGCCACACGCTTCTGAATCATTAGATAGTTAGCAATTAAGGCAGCTTGAGGTATACCTTTGACCTTTTTGAGTATTGATTCATCTACCATAGGTTGTCCGGTAGGCGTAAACTTCTTAGGTTTCCATCCAGCCTTAATAAGATACTCGCCTATTTGTTTCCTGGAGCCTAAGTTAAACTCAGTTTCAGTCTCTCGTATGTACGGCTTAGGATTCTGGTACATAGTAAAATGCTGATACTCCTTATCCGTTAGCCTTACACCTTTACCATTTTGATCCTTTGCTATTTTAGATACCTGTCCAGTAGATGTATAACTATGGGTTAGTATTTGTTTCTCGATAGTAGCCTGAAAGTCTTTCTGCACTTCTTCTTCTAACTCAAAGAGTTTAGTTTCAAACATAGCAACAAGACTCATAGCTTTCTTAATGTCTAAAAGAAACCCAGCGTTGCGCTGTTGATCTACGATCTTAGCTGTTTGATGTTCTATCCTAACAGAGGCAGGAGTAAACCCTTTACTCTCAACCTTTAAAGCATTATAAACTTTATGGTTTAGAACAACATCGCGCTTACAATACTTTAACATCTCAGGAGTATAGTATTCCCAGGCGTTTTCTTTGTCACCAAAGTCCCCTTTCTTAAATCCTAAGCGGTAGCCCCAACCTTCTAAGCCATGTCCACCTTCACGGGTAGGTTTAAATAAACGGGATAGCACCAGTGTATCAACAACCTTCTTATCAGAAAGATCTATGTGTCCTAGCCTTTCAACAACAGGGATGTCATAGCCAATAATGTTATGACCAATCAGTTTGGTTGCAGACTTCAGCATGTTATAGCCTTCTTCTAACTGAGTGTTATCAAACGTAAACACATCCTTGGTGTCTACATCTACAGCAACTATACAATGTATTTTAGTTGGCGTAAGTCCATCAGCCTCTATGTCAAATACTAAGTTACTCATAGCTCATCTCCAGTAAACTCATCAGGGTCTGGTGGATTTATCTCGCTCAATCTACCTGTCTCTTGGTCATAGATTAAATGAGAGGCTACCCCTACATCTCCAGTGTATCTAGATTTAAGGACACGTACCTTGGTAGTTGAAGCTTCTATCTCATCATCAGATTGTTGGTTGCGTTCTAAAGATATTACGCAATCACTAATTTGCCCTATGCTTTGACTACCCCTCAAGTGATTAAGTCCTGTTTCAATACCATTCTCATGTCCACGGTTTCCGTCAACTCTACGCAAGTGTGAGACAAGAATCAAACCACAGCCTGTCTGCTCAACAAGATTTCTAAACCGCAACATGATACCATCTATAGCTTTACGTTCATCAGATTCTAATGTGGTTAAAACTAACATGTGAAGGTGATCAACTACTATCCATTTACAATCAAGTCCAATGATCATATATTTTAGCTTGCTAAAGATATCATCTACATCACTAACACCATGATGAGCATGTATCCATATGCGATTTTCGTTCTTTCCCATAAAGACACGCTTAAAGTAATCGTCTATTTGATCATCTGTAAACTTAGCTTTAGTGCTATCAAGGTGTATTTTGGCATTAGCCTCTATAGCCATGATGCCTTCGGCTGTCCTCGACCAGTTTTCTTCAAGGGCTACAATCCCTACATTATCTTTAGTATTATTAATCAACCAGTGTTCAAGTTCTCTGGTGACAGATGACTTACCTAAACCTGTACCTCCAGTAAGAGTTACTAACTCTCCTTGCCTTAGACCTTCTAGCTTTTTATTTAATCCAAACCAAGGGTAGGGTATAGCTTCTATCTTGTTATCTCTAAGTTCTTTGTATGCAGCAAACTGCTCAGAAAGATTAAGAACACCAGAAGGTGTATAGACTTTAGAATCCCAGAAGCATTTAACATATACTGAATGCCTCCCTTGACGCAGCATATCGTTAGCGTCTTTAAAATCTACAGGCAGCGACATAATTTTAGCTTTTCCTGGAGTCAAGATCTTTGCTATTTCTATCGCTGCTTTTTTCCCCGGCTTGTCATTATCAAAGTTAATAACTATAGCGTCAAAGGATTCAAGATATTCTAGACTAGCTTTAACATCTCCAACCCCTCCGGCAGCTCCAGACTTAACAGAGACAACAGGCCACTTGCTTCCCATCAGCTCATAAGCTGCCATAGCATCACACTCACCTTCTGTAAGAGTAATGAACTTACCGCCAGCGTTGAATAAATTCTCTCCAAAAAGCCCTACTTCTTTTGCCTTACCTCGCCAGCTAAAATCTTTATTCCTTTTACGAATCTTCGTAGCTGCTAGTTCATGTCCATTAAAATAAGGGTAGTGATGATTAACAACCTCACCATCTAATACTGTTGCCTTAACGCCATATTTTTTAGCAGTAGCTAAACTTATCTTACGGTCAGTAAGTTCAACAAAACTTGCTGCTGTTTTAGAGGATGGCTGATTAAAATCTTCCATCTTTTTATTCCTTTGATGAATTTCAAATTCAGTTTCTTGATTAATTGTTCCGTTAAGTTTGTTAGTATAATTTTTTATATGTGTATGACAGCTAAAACAAAATGCAGAGCCATCTTCATTTATACCAGCACCATCACTGGATGCACACTCTGTGCAAGGTTGATGTACTTTTACGAATGCCATAGTTGTTCCTCATTATTCGGCAGCTTTTATAATTGAGTCATCTGTTAGATGCCCTTTAAGTTCTTCGATTAGCGTAACAGCAGCGGCTTTGTGAATTGCAATAGCTTTTTGCTCTTCAATTAATCTAGCTTGAGATTCTTTTAATCTCTTGTTGCTTTCCAGAAGGACAGAGAAAAGACTCTGCCCCTCCGGTGAAAGCAAGGAGACATCATATTTAATGCCATCTACTTCCACGTTATCCATCTATAGTTCATCCTCCATATCAGTGTCGATAGCGTCGAACTCAGCACCATCAGCAGTGCCAACTTCAACTAAATCAACTACTTGCATTGCCTGAAAATCTAGACCTTTAAAGATCTGTCCTTTCCAGTTTGATTCCCACTCCTTGTATTGCACTCTGACATTTGAACCATTGCCAACTCTAGCATCGAGTGGATTCTTATGTCGATCTACAAGCTTAGGGGCTTGACGTATCATACCATTAGGGCCGTTAACTTTACGTTTAATGATGATAGCCGGGCCTTCATCCATAGACTTAATGGTGAATCCTCTCGACTTAAAATCATCTGCAACCTCTTGTTCAACAACTAAGTTCACTGAATAAACAGGTTCAAAAGTTGTGTTAGGGGTTGTAACAGAAGCCCAATATGCTTCGCCTTGAAGTATAGCCATTTTTATTTCCTTTCGTTTTTAATTAATGAATCTTGATTTTAACAAATGTTGTCGCCCTGGTCAACTTATTATTAAGGATAAAGCTAAAGCCGTTAAAGCGACAATAGTAAAGGTTCCTAGAAGAGCATAAGCCCTTAAACCTAAACGACTTTTAAGTTCTTCATTAGCTTCTATGACTATATTTTTTACTTCATCATAAGCCGTTAAGAAATATTCCTTAATTGAAATTAATATATTTATTATTTTATCTTGCATTTCTATCCTCCAAAAAAATTATATTAAATCCTCATAAGGAAACACTTTAGATATAACTTCTGCAACAGCTAAAGCTAGTTCCATGTGTTCCTTTTGAGTTCCATTTGCACTGCGTAACTGAATGTAATGAATGAAGCTACGCAATGTCCCGTTCATACAGAATCTACTAATGGTGTTGCCCTCTGGTAGAACTGAACGTGCTTGCTCTTTGGCAATGCCATTCCTTATTGCCCAGTTGTATGCTCTTTTAGCGGCAGCTACTACTTGTTCTTGCTGCCACTGCCAGTTAGCATTTAACTCACAGTCATCAGACGGTGTACTGTTCTGCCTGTTCTTAGGGTCTTGAAGCCTTGCTTCACGCATAACAAAATCAAAGCCTTCTTCTTCTAAGGGGTTAGCATACCTCTGACTATACTCTTGAAAGCTAAAACTTCTATGGCGTAGTGCTTGACGCGCTATGTCTCTAGTAGTTGTAACCTCTACGCAAGCACTCACCATTTCTAGTGGACTCCAGTGCTTATGTTTAATTAAATACTTTATAAGTTTCTTGCTTGTCTCCTTGTTGTTTTGGTTTTCTGGGTTACTTACTCTTGCACAGTAAGCTATTAAATCTAATAAGTTAGGGGTGGGTTTGGGAAGATTTGAACTTCCGACCTCAACAAAGTATGGTGGAGCCTGGCTATAGCTTAACAAATTAACTTCTAACATTCTTAATCCTCTGGTTTATAACAAAGCCCATAACTAATAACAATAAAGGGGAGGCTAATAACCATCCCCTCAAACTCTGCTAACTCTATTTTTTCTCCTTCTCTATCTCTTGTAATCCAAACAGGTTTGGAGTTGGTAAATTCTAAATCAATACCAACTCCATTCCTGAACTCAAAGGTTAACGCTTGACCAAAAAGAATAAAGGTCATGCAGCATCTCTCAGTGGACTAGACGCTATAGAAGATCGAACAATCTCATGCCTCTGGTTTCGGATAGCAGCTATGTTAACCATAGTAGCTTCCCTTGCAGTCTCAGAATGAGTAGACCAATCAGTCATAGAATTGTACACAGCCCAAAAGTTATCACCAAGCCTCTTCTTATATACAGTGTTCCACTTATTCCACATATATTCTAAACTTTTATTCTTTCTAGGTAGATCATTTAAAATCTCTTGTGGTTGAAAGCCATCAGCAAAACTATCTAAAGCTTTAGTAGCCTTCAGAGTTTTTGCAAAGAAATAAAACGCTTGTCGATCAGTTTGTTTGTACTCCTGCCAAGCTCTCCAAAGCTCACGTTCTTTTTCAAAGACCGCTAGAGATTTAGTAACAACTCTACCGCCATGCTCAATGTCTAAAGCTTGAGTGTGCTTCGCTTTAAAGATTGATACACCTCCACTAACAAAGACCTGTTTATTAGTACAAGCCCACTGTTCAGCTGCTGCACTAATCATAAAAGGCCATGTACCATCAAAGGATGTAAGAGCTAACAAGCTCAGTGCTGCGGTATCGCCATCACCAGTTTTATAAGTATGTTCAGGTAACTTATACTGAACAAAAGTCCTAGCACCATCGTGAGATGTATCTATTCTTTCTACTAATTTATTTAAACATAAACCTGAACGCTCCAGGATATTTCTTGTTACATCTATCATGTGCTTGGGAGGTACTTCTTTGTATCCATGACCATGAACACCTAACTCTGCACCAGTATCAGTTCTATACACAACAGTCTTAGAACTAGAGTAGTCGATGTTGTCGTTAGGATAAGGCATGTTATAAGTCAACTTCGCAGTAGCTATATCAAAATCTGCTGACCCATACCCGCCCTCTCTAATATCTTCAAGGGCTTCATGGTTTTTGAACATTGAAAGTGGTGTACTCATTTCTTACTCCTAATTAAATTTAAAATTTAGTTTACTTGAAACACTCTTTACTAGCAACAACAAAATACAACTTGACAACAACTTAAAGATAATTAAAATTCCTTTAAAGGTTTTTAAAGTTGTTCTTTTGTTTTCTTTTTACTTCTTGTAAATTGATAAATCGTTTAAGGATTTTAAAGTATCTTTAAATTCTGGCATCTCTTTTTGATCCTCTGTTTTTAGTACAGGATCTAAAAGAACAACAGTAAAGTTACCATATCCCCACTCGCGTCGAACACTGTTGAGTTGTTTTACTTTATTCAATTTTGTTTTCTTCATTTGTTCTACTCCAGGTGTCTAGTATTAAAGTAAAGAACTGCTTATTAGTTAAATCAAAACCAAATATTTCTGTCTGTTCTTTCTTAGCTTCGATAAATCTGTGAAGTAATTCCTTACTTACTGCTATAGTTCTATGTTCCATTTCTTTTTCTCCGTTTATAGTTTAGTTTCTGTTTCAGTTTTTGCTATGTCTAAAAGCTCAATCATTACATCGCTGATAGTACACAACCTTTGCTCTATCATTAAGATAGCATTAACAAGTAGTTCTGTTTGTTCATCGTTCATTTTTGTTTTACTCCGCTGTAACTGCTACTAAAATTAAAACTAAAACACTAAAAAATGTTACAAGTACTGCTTTTTTAGAGCGTTCTGTTGTCTTCTTAGATAAATAATTTAATGCTTCAATCTGTGCTTTCAAATGAACCTGATCGTTTTTCATTTAACCTCTCCTCTGATAGTAAATTTATGCAAGATGACTTAGTTAGTAAGCAGCAAAAGCCTTCAAATCTACTTACATCTGAGTTTATAATATAATTCTTAACAGTTTCACATCTATAAAATGAATCGTAATCATTAAAATGAATCCAACCTGTGCCAAAAATGTGTATAAATAGTATTACTTTCATACGCTTACCCCGATATCTTCAAGGTCTTTCTTAAAGTGTTTCATAGAAAAAGTGTTCAGCTCTCCTCGCCAATGTTGAGGCTCACTATAGTCATGGATATCCTGTAAGGCTCCTAAAAATGAACGCTCTTTAGTATTTAAAGGGGGACTACTAAGAGAGTTTGATACTGCTGTACTTACTTCGGTGTTAGTAATATCATGGCTCTCTAATTCCTTTCTATAATTATCATCGTTTATTAGAACTCCAATAGCACATGAAAGACCATAACCGTCTCTATATAAACAGTGGTTTCTGTTCTGACTAGGTTTCTTTTGAGTTAACATGTGGGTTGCTATAATTTTAAATACTTTTTTCTTTTGCATTACATCTTCTCCTCTAAAGATTTTATAGTTTTATCAAGGATGTTACCCAACTCTACTGCTGACAGGTACAAATCAACAAGAGCTTTTTGTAGCTCTTCTCTGTCTGCTGGATCTTCTGTTAACGCAGCCAGAACTATTTCTTTTTTTTGTTGTTCTTTTTTTAAGCGTTCTGCTTTAATCTGTCGTTCTTGTTTCGCTATTAGTTCGTTAAGTGTTTTCATTGCGTTGTCTCCTTTTAGTAAAGTTATTAAACCAGCAGCTTGCACAATAAAATAATGTGTTATGTCGAACGATTGCTTTTTTATTACAGTCTTCGCATTTATATTCATGACAGCTCATGTATTTATTTCCTTAGTTTATTACGTTGTCTCCACCTCTAGCTCTGTTTCTATCCAAACTTTAGCACCACAGGACAAAGGTTTATCCGGGCTATAGATTAATTTAGCTACAACCTCACCGTTCTTATCTCTTATGATAGCTCTATTGCACCTACGATTCTGTTTATAATCTTTAACCGTTAGCACTGGAAGTTCTGCACCTTTAGCATTAGCTTTAATGTGGTGCTGATTAACGTGAAGTATAGTTTTTCTTTTGCGCTTACCGTTTAATTTAGTTAGTTCTTCTTTGGCCCATGCCACATCTTCAGCATTAGTACTGCCTTGAATTACTGCTTGAAGGCAACTAGCGTAACCTTTACGGGAGGGAGTTATGTCTATAGTTTTCATTGTGCTTATCCTTTTTAATTTGTTTCTATTAAATAAGTGTAGTGTGCTTCGCTAACATGATTAGCGTCCTGCCAAATTTCTTTAGCTTGCTTATCTTTAGTAGCTATATAACTACACCAGCTGTTCCACATATTTTCTGTGCCGTAATCGTGACACATATCTATGTAGTTTAAAACTTTTTTAGCATTAGAATCTAAAGCTTTCTTACCTCTAGGTTTACTGTTAAGCCGCATGGTTTTGGGATCGACACCATATCTTTTTATGTTATGGCTATCCATGCAACCTACTAATCCTGCTGTCAGCTGACACATAAAACCAGCCTTTGCTAGACCTAACCCAGGCACTTTTAAATATACGTTCATAAGTGATGACGCTTTATCGGCATCTGTTTTCTTAGAGTTTATAATGGCTAACAGCTGAGCATGAACCTTATGTTTATGCGACACCATATAAAGATATGTTTCTCGTTTAAAAGAAAATAAATATTCGGAATCAGCACCGTTAGAAAGTATATCTTTCAGCTGTTTACCAATGGTTGACCAAGGTTGTTTGATGCTACTTGATGCCATCATAACCGTCTTAAATAAGTTATCAGCTGATCGCTGTGAGAATACTTGGCAGTTTATACCGTGGGTTTTGTACATGTTGTTGCCCTCCATTGGGCCAGTTGGAATTTGGAACCTCTTTAAATCCTTTAGAGATCACTTCGTTCTCTCTAAAGGATTTAAAGAGTGATATTATTTTTATGTTTTCTATACCCTTTTTTGGCTCTCCGCTTTCTATTAATTTCTTTCTTAGATTTAAACGGGCTATCAGCCGAAAAAAGAATATAGTGTTTCCTAGTTTTTATTGGTCTACGTTTCATTAGTTTTATCTCCCATTAGATTGGCATACAGCTAGTGCAAAACCTCTAGGTGTAGCTGATCTTATGTTCTTAGTCTTTAAAGATTTACCGCCTAACATCTTATGCTGTCTTGAATACCCAGCTTCAGGCTCTATAGGTTTAGTTGTAGGCTGTATAAATCCATTGCCTGACCATATACATGTCTTCTTAGGATAAGCATCACGGGGTGCTATATGATCTGGATAACAAGGATGTATAGAATCTTCTTCTTTTATCCAGCCACCATACTCATAAGGATGAAAGTAAAAGTTAGGCTTACGGTACATAGTACTAATAACAGACACCGGATTCTCAAATGCCCAAGGGCAGTTGCTAAGAACACCTAAGTCTTTAACTAATAATGCGTTAGCTAATGCTTTGCGTTGAATGTCAGCATCATGGGCTATTTTAGATTTAAAGTGAGAAGCACCACTGACTGCCAAATTCGTACACTCAGGAAATCCAAATACAAAATCTATATTAGGAAAAGCCTTTATTATTTTGTCTACAGTGCTGAGCCGATACTTAAAACAGTCTATCCACATACCCCATCTTTTAAGCATAGGATTATCAGGGTCAGTATGTAAACCATCTTCATGTTGACCGTCGATCAAGACACACTCATAGCCTTTATCTAACCAAGGTTGTGCCATGATTCCTGATCTATCGTATAAAAATATTGCAGTTTTCATAATCTATACCTTATATTGCGAGTTAAATTAAACAGAGAACCAGCTATCCTGATAATCTGTTCTCCACTTGTGACCTAATTCTGAAGCTGTATAGTCTGGTTTATAAAAGCATTTTTCTGCCCCATCTTCTATAGCATCTTCTTCTTTTATTCTTCTTATTCTTGCACCTAATTGGCTATCGGTCATTAGAAATGAGCCTACTTCAAACCTTATAGAACTATCTTCTAACAGCTGGCTATGTGTTACACCTAACTCATGCCAATCTATAGGGTCATCTTTAAAATATAATCTATAGTGTTCTTCGCTATTCATCATCATCTCCCATTAACTCTTTCCATTCATCGGAATTAGTTCCGGTCATAATAAATTCTCTTTCATCAGTATCTAAATATGGAAAAGCATCTTGGATCAATTGACCTCCTCGCCAATTATAAAAACTATGTCGAAGTTCCATAGCAGATGAAGTAAAAACCATAGATTTTCTTTGCCCGAATAAATCAGTCAAAGTTATTTTGCAATAGGAATTTGCCATATCTTCAAAGATAAAATCTGTAGTTAAGCTCATGTTGTCGCCCTCCATTGGGCCAGTTGGAATTTGGAACCTCTTTAAATCCTTTAGAGATCACTTCGTTCTCTCTAAAGGACTTTAAAGAGTGATAATATTATTATTAATCAGCAGTCGGGTCAAGAATAGATGCTATTATATCTTTTATCTCATCATTTACTTTATTAAATATATCTTGAGCCTCCTCAGTATAAATAAAATCTCCATTCTCATCTAAAATACAAGGATTATCAGAGAATATCTCATTAACATGCCAATCAGCTATTTCAGCACTTAATTCTATACGTTGTGATTGATCTATTACAGCTTTCATTTTATATATACCTCCACTAATTTAATTATATTTATAATAGTACTACTATCATCTGGCATATCTCGAATAGTTTGATAGTCATTGATATCTAATCGCTTGTTATCACTAAAGACTACTTCTTCTATTTCTTCTAAAGACATAACACTAACCCTCCATTTCTGAATAATCTTTGATGGCTTGGATAATATTTTTCGGAAATATGTGGCCCTCTTTTAAATTAGAAATAAGCAAAGAGTAAAACTCAAAATCTAAACCGACACGACTCGTTAATTTATTATTAACGTATTGCAAAAGCTCTTTTTCATCCATTGATGCAGTCATAGTTATTATATCTTGATTAGTATAATAATTATTCTGAAGAGATGTTAGAACTTTCCAAGCTTTAGAACTATATCTAGCGTACAAACGATCTTCATAGCCTTGTAAATCTTTTTTTAATATATCCATGTGCAACCTCATAAATTTAAATAAAAAAAAGGGAGCCATTTCTGACTCCCACGATATAGATTGAATCTATATTATTTCTGAAGGATTGCTAGGATCGCATCGAGCTTAGAGCCTTGTTCAGAGACTTGAGTCTCTAATGCGGTAATTCTATCGTCCATTTTGGCAGCGACAGAATTCTTAGCAGGAGCCTTCGGCTTCGCTTTAGACTTGGAAGCTTTCTTAGAATCTATATTTTCAATAGCTTCCTCGACGGTTTGCGTAGATTTCTTGGAAGCCTTTGGCTTAGATTTCTTGGAAGCCTTTGGCTTCTTGATGGAACTCACGAAGTGAGCCGGAACAACATCATGTTCAAAATAATTTTGAACATCGCCGTGTGTCATTTTAGAATCTGATTCCGAATAGAATTTATTCAAAATGGCGTAGAAAACTTTAGTCAATCCGAATCTCTCCGAAGGAGATTGGGCTTGGATCGAAGCAAAATGTCCGGCAACAGCATACTGCTGTTTTGGAGTTGCGATTCGATTTTGGTCTATTGATGCAAAATTATTCATGTGAAATCTCCGTCAATCCGGTTCGACCGATTTTGGCCGGTTGCCGTTTGACGCTTTCAAATGTGACCGATCCGAATTTCGATGTCAACTCCTTTCGGTGTGTTCTTCGCGCAGGAGCTTCGAAGAAGCCGCGCTAGAATTGTTTTAATTCGAAAGTGAGAATCCGAATATACAGTGGTTTATCCAGTACTGTGAATATATACAGTTCGACAGCAAAGCTGTAACGCACATGAAGACTTTAAAAGTCTTTAATGTGTGATAGCAGCAAAGCTGCCAACGTGTGTTAACAGCGAAGCTGTCCTAGGCGCGTTGAAGACTTTTAAAGTCTTTAGGGATTTCGAGGAAAACGGCGGCATTCTTCCTTCGGAAGGTTGATTTCTTTAAAGTTTTTATAAAACTTTTAGCAGCGGATAATCGAAGATTATAATATTTGCTAAGTCTATGAAATTCTAAAGAATTTTGAAGAAAGCTTAAAGACTTGAAAAGTCTTTAGAGTCTCGACAGTTTCGGAAACTAGATAGAGCTTCGCTCTAAATTGAAAAGACTTTAAAGTCTTTTAACGTGCGTGGCATAGATTCTATGAATCTATCGAGATTCTATAGCTCTTTAGAGCTATAGGGGGCAGGAGGCCAGCCACCCCCCTTACTATATATACTCAATCATATACATTTTTAGGAAGAAATGGCTGTATACCAGTTTATCGCGGCAGCGTTAAAGTCTTTAAAGAAGCACAGACTCTAAAACATAGACGTAACGCCGTGGGCTTAATGTCTAGTATAGAGTCGATTTTAAGTTTTGTCAAGTTTTATTGCATTTATTTTACAAAACTACTTGACAAAACTTAATATCAACCCTATAATGTATACACATAATCAAGCATTTATTTATAGCTATGAGTAATAATAAAGAATTAACAATCAAGCAAGAGTCTTTTCTTAATCACTTAGTTGAAGTAGGAGGTGATCCACGTAAAGCCGCAGAGTTAGCGGGTTATGCTGAGAGTAGTTATCCTTCGGTTGTTAAAGCTTTAAAAACAGAGATTCTGGATTTAGCTACAAACATCTTAGCCCAATCTGCACCAAAGGCCGCTATGAAGCTTGTAAACATTATGGATAGTGCAGAACCAATCCCTCAAGCTAATATGCGTATTCAAGCAGCACAAACCATTTTAGATCGTGTAGGTTTAGGAAAGACCGACCGTTTAGATGTGACGGTTAATACGACAGGTGGTTTGTTTATTCTTCCGGCAAAAACTGAAACAGTTATTGAAGGAAAATATGAGGAGGTCTAGTAGCACAATTCCGTTTGGATATGAGTTAGATGAAAATAACCCAGAGATGTTAAAACCCCTGGATAATCAACTAGAAGCTTTAAAGAAAGTCTTACCTATGATTAAAGATAGCTCTTTATCTTTGCGCGAAGGAAGCTTGTGGCTAGAGCATGAAACTGGTCGCAAGCTTTCGCACATGGGTTTAAAGAAGATAGCAGACAAGCATACATGAACGATTGGGACGAAAACCCAGATAATTATGCTAAAGACGTTAATGGCGAATTCATCCTTAAAATAGATGGTACGCCGCGTAAAAAGTCTGGTAGAGCCAAAGGATCAAAGAGCAGAGGTTATAACTATCACTCTAAAACAAAAGCAAAGCTAGGAGCCAATAAAGAAATAAGAGCAAAAGCTAAAAAGCTCAAGGCTGCACAGAATAAGATACAAAGCTATAAGAAGTCTATAAATAATACTAAGAAAACTTTGAACAAATTAGAGAATAAAGAGTCTTCTACACAAGGAAAAATAATAGAAGACAAAGATTTAGAAAGTTTACCGGCTCAGCTGGCTAAAGAAGCCAAAGAAGAAATAATCTTTAAGGCTAACGAAGGCCCACAAGAAAACTTCCTTGCAGCCGCTGAGACAGACGTTCTGTACGGAGGTGCAGCCGGAGGCGGTAAGTCTTATGCAATGCTTGTAGATCCTCTCAGATACGCTCACAGGGCCGCTCATAGAGGATTAATTTTAAGACGGTCTATGCCTGAACTTAGAGAGCTTATAGACAAGAGCAGAGAACTATACCCAAAGGCTTTTCCAGGCTGTAAATATAAAGAAGTAGAAAAGCTCTGGAACTTTCCTTCAGGGGCTAAAATAGAATTTGGATTCTTGGAGCGTGATGCAGACGTATACCGCTATCAGGGACAAGCATATAGCTGGATAGGGTTTGATGAGATTACGCATTTGCCCACAGAGTTTAGTTGGAACTATTTAGCCTCACGGTTGCGTACTACAGACGCTGAAATTATTCCTTATATGCGCTGTACTGCTAACCCCGGAGGTGTAGGTTCTAACTGGGTTAAAAAAAGATATATAGAGCCAGAAATACCTGACACTTCTTTTGAAGGCTCAGATGGGCTAACAAGAAAGTTTATACCAGCACGATTACAGGACAACCCCTTTTTAGCTAAGGATGGACGCTA